GGTCGGCAGCAGTTGCTAGTACGTTTGAGAACGTACCGCCTGTAGCTAACGGGTGAGCGTTGTTAATTAATGAAACGCCATCTCCACCGTTAAATCCAGATGTTTTCTGTGCATTGTTTAACACAGATGCTGCTTTAACTTGTTTAGTGTTCGACATAGATCTTGCAAGAGCTCTTGTGTATCTTGCAGCTAATCTGTCGTACAGGTTATCTTCGATTGCTTCCTCAGTGATAGAGAATGCTAAAGCGATTGTTTCGTGTGTGTATCTTGCTGTGAAAGTTTCACCTGCTTGATCAAACACTACTCCCGCACCTTCTTGTTTAACTGGTGCTGAAGCGAAACCGCTTAACATTACTTCTTCTTCAAAAGCTCTGTCAGATGTTTCAGACGGGAAAATCTCCGCATGTTGATTTTCATATCTGTTATATTCCAGGCCGAATAAAGCATTCAAACCTGGCTCTAGTTCTTTAACTAGTTGTGCTCGTGATATTGCCATAGTTATTCTCCTTTATCTATTATGCCAAGCCTGTACCACTTCTGTAGAAGTGATTGTTGATTCTAACAAGAACGTTAGCATTCGATGTAGTAGTATCCGAATTATCTGGATCCTGTGATATATCGATTGCTTGTACCGCAAAAGTAGCCGTTGTGCCTGATTGGCTAACGTCTAATTGTACGCTTGATATTCCTGTTTGTGTTACACCGCCTGCAGTAGTAACAGAGTAGTTTTTAAACAGATCTGCTCTTGTAAAAGCCGCATCCGCATCAACTAAAAATACTGCGTCTGGATCATCAACAACAAAAGCAGTAATATCGCCTTGAGTTGGATTGATTGAACCAGGGTAGTAATTGCTGAACGTTGGCTTTTGAGTAGTTGGATCGTTATAAAACACTCCGTTAAAAACGCCCACAACAGCGTCACTAGTATGACCAGTATGTCTTTCAATATTTCCAGTTGATGTTGGAATAACCAAATCACCTTGGAAAATCGCAGTTCCATAATTGGCTTTGATAGTGTATCTGTTTTGAGCACCTACTAATGGTGTACCGTCTAGTTTTCTGTGCGGTCTTAGACCGAACTTTTCTAGTTGATTTGCCATAGTTGTTTTCTCCGTTTTATGTTTATTTTAACTCCAAGCTAACTCGGTAGGTAATGCAAAAAAACTATTTTTTACGACTACCACCAAAGGTAACTCTTGATTGCCTATCAATATTGATTGGCATTTCAGGTCGTTGTTCCTTCATTAGATCATTGTCAACCGCATCCATTTGATCTTGAGTAATTCTATCGAAGTACTCTGCACGGCTTTTTAATGTCTCTTCAGGTATCCTTGCCAACACAAGGCCACCGATTCCAATACACCCTTGATACTGCCCCTGATTGATGATCGGGTATTTGCCTACGTCAGCTGAGTTTTTAATCTCTTCTGCTCTTACAAATTCCCAACCTTCTCTGAATTTTTTGGTTACATTAGCTGTATCCTCAAATCCAGCCACGCTCGTTCGTATCCAACGATGGGCAAAGCCCTGTGGAGCGGGTGGTGCGTCTAAACTCGATGGTGGAGCCCAAGCGCTAGGTTTTTGTGTTTCTTGCCTAGTCTCTGACTGGCGTGAGGTTCTTTTGATATTATCCATTTGCATTCTCCTTCACGTATTTTGCGTATTCCTCTAGTGGCACCCCTAGTTTTTTAGCGATAACTATTTGTGACTTGGTGAGTTTCACTGATCGGCGTCCAGTTTGATTTCTTTGTGCAGAAGCAACAGTTTGGACGGGTTTCTTTTGCTCCTGTGGTTGACTAAATTTATGAGGAAAATTTTCCTTCATAACTTTATCAATTTCATTATAATACTCATCACTCTCTGCGTCAAACCCCTGCTCAACAAGGTCATTGTGAGCTTGGAATGCAGCACTTGTCATAATTTTATCGCTACCGAACCATTCATTCTTTTCAGCCCATTCTTTAGCTTTACCAGAAGGTTGCGCAACGTTAGTTTGAGGTGCTTGTCGTATTGGTTGTTCTATTTTAGCTTCAGCTTTAGCTTTTTCTTCTTTAGCTTCTTCTTCAGCTTGAGTCATCTTAACTTTTTCCGCTTCTACGGCCAATTGAGCTATTCTAGAATTTGCCTCAGCTATTTTATCTGCATCTTGATCTGCAATAGCATCTCTTAATGCTTTTTTAGCATCTTCTTGTTCAGCAACAACTCTAGCAGAAAATTGTTCTATGTAACTCTTACTAGTTTTTGAGAAACGATTTTTAGTATCATCAAGTTGATTTTTTAAACCTTTTGCATAATCTAAAGCAGCTTTTTCTCTTCTTTCAGATTCTCTAATCTTAAAAGTTAACTTATCTATTCTTCTTTTAACTTTTTCGGAAACATCAGAAAGACTATCTTCTTTAATTTCTTTTTTAGGTTCTTCTTTTACTGTTTCAACTGTGATACCTTCAATTCCTTCAGGCTTAGGTTCAGTATATCCTAAGTCTA